ATGTAGACCAACAGGCTAACAACCAAGCCAGTCACAAAGATACCGATAGCAGTGTATTCCGATGCGCTCATGAGGTTCGTTCCACCAATCCACAATGTTGTACCAAGAGTTCCGTTTGCCCAAAGTCACTACCGACTACATCGTAATACTTGCCGTCATCGCCTACCCGGTACACCCGGTCTTGTGGCATCACATCAGCTGCAACGGCCACTATAAGTGTCCATTGCGCTGATGATGCTATAGCCCCGCCAACGATTGATTCCGTATCTGACTGGTTGGTTACACGGGCGTTGTACTCTGCCACCTTGCGCCATGTCTCAGTGACACCGCCTCTGCCATCCTCGGTAAGCGTGAAGCGGTGAATCTCTACACGGTCTTGGCACAGGTTACGTACCATCCCGGCTTGAATAGTGGAGCGTAGAATTGGGCTCATGCGAAAGCCACCGGTCTGTATCTGTCTGCCATGGTCAAGCAGTGTTGCATTAGTTGCGAGAGCTTGACATCGGAGGTTCCCTCTTTGGCATCGATGTCTGCCGCTACTCGTGATGCCTTGATTAGCCACGCTTGCCGGGTGGCTGTTCTAACGTCGTATCTTTCAACGTTGATCGGGCCTTGGTCTACCCACATCAGGGTAGGGTCTCCGGTTCCATCTTCCAAGGTAAAACCTTTGACTTGGTAAGGAGCGTACACAGGAAAGTCTGGTTGTGTAGCCCCTGACGTACCGGCTACCCGGCACTCATACACCCTACCGTTGGGCGTTGTAGGAACCACACGGTCACCGACAGCGTAAGTCGTTGCCGCTGTCCAAGTGGTGAAGCGGGAGAAAGAATCAAGGATAGAACCGATGTCGGTAGTGGACATCTGTGGGTAGGACTGGGCAGACACAAAAAGGCTTACCTGTGCTATGGCCTCGGCTCTGGTCATCATGTCTAAGTATCCCACACAACGCACCTGACAAAGAAAAACCCCCGGCACGTCTGCCGAGGGTCTTAGGCTGTGAACCGCTAGGCTTATGTAGCTGCGGATGCTCCGACGATAAGCGAGCCAGGGACACGGTTGGCTGCGGTTGCATCAACGTTGCCGATGTCAAAAGCCTTGAATGCGAAGCGCTCTGTGGCCTTAAACGCTAACGCATCCTGATTGAAGTAGTACTGGTCACTTACTTCGATCGTAACCGTACGGCGGTCACCGAACGCTGTACCCATGCTCAGGTCACCAAGCAAGATGTAAGGCGTGGTTGCAGCCAAGGTCTTAGCCATGTTCTGGACAAAGACCACAGGATAGCCGTAGAGCATAGGCGTTGGGCCGTATGCACCTTGGATGTCCATGATCGAGTTCCCACCAAGGGCATCAAGCAAAGGAGCGATGGCGTTGTACCAAATCTCTTTGTGCATAAACCACTTAGCCTGTGCAGCATATGTCGGGAGCTTTGCGACCATGCCCTTCAGGTTGGCAAGTGTCGGGCTGTAGGTAATCGTCTGGCCAGTCGTGAACACCTGAAGGCTAGCGATGTTAGCCTTGGTAGCGTTAGCACTGTAGACGGCATAAAGGATGCCATCAAGACCAGAGGTGGAGTCAACAGCGTTATTGAAAACAACGCGGTCTTCTTCCTTAGCAAGCACGTACGCCATGTCACGGGCAAGCGTTGCACCAAAGTCAATGATGCTATCCTCTGCCAGTTCCTTGGATACCTGAGTAAGCACGGATGGCTTCTTAGCAACCAAGTTTACCTGTGCAAATGTCAGGTCACTTGGTGTAATAGCCGTGTTCTCACCGGGGTAGTACACAGTGGTCGATGCTGTTGCGTTTGGTACGTTGAGAACGTCAGAACTCATCGGATAGATGCGGCAGTTTTGACGTGCAACGCCGAACTGCTCACGAAGATAGATGAGGTCGGAAGACAGTGGATCCGGTACGGTGAAACCACCAGCGGTCGTAGTGCCTTCGCTCTGTGCCTTCAGGTTGCTCTTGACCCAGTCAGCTGCTTTGCGGTTGCCCATGATAGAGCGTCCCCACTGACCCCAGCAATATGCCTTAAAGTTGCGCTCATCAGCGGTTGCACCTGAAAGCAGGTCGGTCATGCGCTTTGATACGCCGCCGCTCTTCCAAGGCTGTTCTGCTGGTGCTTCAGTAGCGACAGGATGTCCCTGTCCGAGTGCCTTGATGGTCTCGATGCGCTCTTCGATGCCCTTGGCTTCAGCCATCAGGCTCTTGACCTGTGCAAGGTCACCATCACCGGAAGCGAGTTCCCGCGCGGTAGCAAGCACAGAATCTTTGCGGTTCTGCAATTGATCGATGTTCATAGTTGTGTTAGCAACTCCAGACGGGCGAGCAGTTCGGCTCGCTCATCAATATCATGGGCTTTCGCCTCGACTACGATGGACGGTTGCTCTTCCGGTTGGTCTGCATCCCGCAGAGAATCCCAACATACGGGAGCCAGCCGCTTAGCGGCAGACCGTGATAAACCGACTGCATCCCGCAGCCGACGTTCTACACCCCGCAGGGAAGCGGGCTGAATACATTTAGCACCGTGCATGGCGTATAGCTGCTTTGCACGGTTAGCAAACTCATTGATGATGGCTTCTGCCATGCTGGCATCTGCAACCATCCCGATACCTTCTGACATGGCTTCGTAGTAGGCTTCCATGCCTTCATGGATAAGGTCAGCCTCTGCCATCTTGAACAGTTCAGCGGCGTACTCTTCCGGGCTTTGCTCTGGCATCGGCTCAGGCATCATTTCTTCTTCCATGTCCATCTCGCCCATGCCGTAGTACTCCTGTAAGGTCTTGACGCTGTTTCGATACTCGGCAGGTGTCGGGGTTATCGATGCCTCAGCGATAGGCCAGCGGGTAATCTCAGAAGCACTACCCATGCTCTTGCGCTCAACCATGTGAGCAGCAGCACCAGAGGAAAAGCCCATCTTGCCTTGCTTGCAAAGCTTGGCGATCATCTTGCCGTACTCGTCTGCCATGTCTAGTTGTGCTTCGTACCAAAGCCCCTCAGAATCCATCTTGATAAAGCCAGAGCCGATAGATTTCTTGCCTACCATCTGATCCATACCGTGATGGTAGTAAACATTTAGCGGGACACGCTTGCCCTCTTCCATCGGGAATCCGTAGTCTGTAGACTTGGTGAAATAGTCACCTTCAAGGTCGGTTGCCTTGGAATCTCCAAAGCGCACAAGGTATCCCTTGACATGACCTAAGCGGTCAGACTTGATTCCGTCAACAAAGCTTGTCAGCACGTCCATGGCGTAAGTATCCCACACACCCTATATAAGCTCACGTAGAGGCCGTACACGGGTGTTAGGCCCCCAGTCTTGGTTTGGTATCACCTGCACGAAATCAGCAAGCGGTTTGCCTTCCATATACATGGCGTATCTTTGTGGCCCCATGATGGCTACCTTGTCAGCATCAGACAAACCAGCAAGTATTCGCTCAGGTGTTGCTACCGATGGTCTGGTATCCGGGATGCTACTATCCCCGGTAATCTCTGCCCAAGACATCGTTACCGGCACAAGAACACAGCGGCAATTTACATGGCTAGGCATGATTTCATCGGTTACGTGTAGCGTACCGGAGAGAGCCAAGCAAGCCAGACATACCCGGCTGTCTTGCGTGGCTTGCCGTCGGTATCCTTGCACCGCTGGGTTCTGCGTATAGAGTTGCCGCTGTGCTTCCCGTGCGCTTCGGATCATCTCTGTTCGTGCTATCGTCTCGGCTCTTTGCCTGCCGATATCAGCTGCACGTCTTACACGCCTTGCTACTGTTCGTGGCCCTTCACCTAGGCTGATGCCTTGTACCAAAGCCATCTGCATTGCGTCAGTGGTTACCTGCGGTATGGTTTCAAATAGGACACCCAGAGGGCTTCCATCACCCGCCATGCCGACAAAGGCTTGGAGTTGTTCGTCTGGCAGGATTGTCCATGAACTTCCGAGGCTGACGTTAGACGGTTTACGACCAGCCGCCGCTTCAACCAAGCTGCCGCTTGCCTCATTCGCAAGGATTGCGCTCTGGAGTTGTCCATCGGCGGTTATCGTTGCCCCCTCGATCGCAAAGGCTTGTAGGTTCCTGCCTAACTCTTCTATGTTGTCAATGATGCGTTGACGCATCCAGAGTATGGTGTCGCTAGGGTCTTCACCGTTATCCATTCGCTCTTGGATACGTCCCTCTAACGCTTCGAGTTCTGCAATAGATGCAGCCGTAGCGGCTTTGTACGCTCGTTGCATACGGGATATGGCTACGCCTTCACGCTCCAGTAGGTCGTTGCGGAACTTCTGTGATGCGGCATAGATTCTGCCCGTACCATCGTCTACTCGTTTGTATGAGCCTCCATCAGCTCGTATCCGTAAAAAGGGTGGCTCTTGTACACTACCCCCGGAGTGCAACAATCAAGGCTCTTGCCATCAGGCTGCATAGCGTCACGCTTGGATGTAGACCAGCGGAAACCAGCATCACCGCCCCACAAGTCCCAAGCAACCCTGCCGGGTGAAGGGAAGCCGTCTTCACCAGCGTTGAAGCCTTCAGCCTTTTTGTCGACTTCATGCCGAGAAAAGAAAGAGTACATTCGCAAGATGGTGTCTTCGCTCAGGTTCTCGCCGTTTACGATTTGGTTAGCCCTTGCCAAGCCTACACGCGTCCCGCCATCGAACCCTTCAGCCTTCCAATCAAGGGCACGTTGTGCCGCTTCCTTCATGGATGCAGTTGGTCGTGCCTTCATCTCGAATGAACGGATCGCAGGGACGGGAGCATCGGTAGTCTGTACCGGGATGGCTTGCGGGTGTAGTTGCCCTTCATCCTCTGGCACGGCTTCAAGGCCTGCTATGCGCTTGGCTTCCGCACGGTCAATGATGCCAGCCTTATACAACCGCTCTGCTCGCTCGGCTTCAGCTGCAAGGTCATCAGCCAAAGCACGTACGGTTTCCAAGTCATACTGAACAAAGTCACCCTCTTGTGTCTCTGGGTACTCTGGCAGAAGGTCAGCGGTAATGGCATCGGCAAGGGTACGCAATAAAGGCACCATGCCGTCTTCCCATGCCGCTTGCTGAGCTCTCTCGTAGTTGCTGTAGGTGCTACGCTCCAAGCCTGAACCAAGCCCCAAGACCATAGGGTTGATGCCAAGTGCTGAACAGATACGCTCCTCAGGAACACGGCGTACGGAATCCAGAGCAAGCTCGGAAGGCGTAAGGGATACTCGGTCTAACTTGTATGCACCGGTCATTACCACGATGCCGCCTGAACCGTCCCCGGTAAGGTCTTCGTGTAGTTGCCGCTTGACTTGCCGCGCATCGTCCATGCTGATGTCTACGGTCTGGTCTTTGGCATCAGGCCCGACAATCAGGCTAGGCATAGCGCCGTTAGCAAGCAAGCCGTATGCCGTTGTAGATGCGGTGTTGTCGGTGGCTATCTCGCGAAGTACAGCCATGACCGGGCTACGCCCTAACCGGATGTCCTGCGGGTCACGGTTGTAGCGGATATGGATGATGTCGCTAACCGGGATGTCGAAGGAGCGCCCATCCGTGGTGTAGACGTAATGGGTTAGCGGGTTTACACCGTTGCCAACCGGTCTAACCATGTCCTGCGGCAGGAACTGCAGAGCAGTCACCACGCCACGGGTTGTAGATCGAATCTTGCGGAGGTATGTATTGCCGAATAACTTGTAGTCCTGAATGACCCAGCCCCAGAAAAGGCTACCCATAATCATCGGATCCGGTTGAGCCATGAGCTTGATAACCGGATGGTCTTCCACCGGCTCTGCCTGCTGGGAATCTACCGGGCGGTAGTACTTCGGTGTAGCCTGAGGGTAGTTCCGAACGTACCAGTCAATCGCAGATGCCACGATGCCGTTTAGTCCAAGGTCACCGGCTATGCGTGACCAGTCTTTAGTTGAGCCAGGAAGAGCACGGCGTAGCAAGGTTTGCAGCTGACCAGAGCCGTAGCCGGTTAGGTAGATGTCCCGTGACTGGGACAATGGCAGCGGTAGTGCCTGTGTCGGGTTGGCTGCGGCTTTACGTCCTAGGAAGCGGTCAAAGATGCCCATGTTCCTAGTATCCCACAGAAACAAAAAAGCCCCCTTGCGGGGGCCTGTGGCAGTTCCTATCTTCTAATCTCTTGTGATGTATTGAGTGTCTACGTTCAAACCGAGTGCGTGGTACTTAGCGATGATGGCTTGTGATTCTTCGTTGAGTCCACCAGCAACGTTAGATTGGAATCCTACGCTACTTGTGTAGATGTAGCGGCGGTAGCTGTTGCGGCCATACTGAGCATAACCATCGAATACAGAGTTGATGTCTGCGGCATCGATGCCGGCCTTCTTAAGGTCTGTCTTGCGAGTGCTTGAAACTTTGATTACGTAAAAGTCGAAGTAGTTTTCCATTGTCTTATCTCCTGTATCCCCTTGGATGTCAATAATATACATTATAAGTATATATACTGCAAGGATATAAGTAGATATATTTTAGACGGCACCCCAGCCTTTGCGCTGTCCGATCACCTGCCACGCGTACGCCATGGCGTCCACCACGTCATCATGCCTGCCAACCGGAAAGGATAGCAACTCATCTTGCCAGTAAGGTGGCAACCCTTCCACGTGTACTACTTGCCCTTGCTCATACCGGGCTTCCAGTGGCCCAAAGCGGGTCACTTTGTCCCGGTCTGGTCTGATGCCCCGGATAGGCAGTTTCGTACGCCTCATGAGCTCTTGCACTACAGCCGCCTGATACTGCACCTGCTCGATGCCAATCATAACCGGATGCCACTTCTCCGCCATCATCTCGATGAACCGCAGGACGCTGGCAAAGTCTGCGCGGGTACGGTTGACATCGAGCACGTAGATCGTGCCGTCCTCACCACGGGACAGAGCCACCACGGCTGTGTAGTCGGCCTCCGCCTTGGTACTAATGGCAAGGTCAACACCAAGGTAGACCGGCAACCCTTCAGGAGCATCCCCGTACCTCAGCCACTCCCGCTTGATACGAGCGCCTGCGGCATCAACGAACTCCGCCAAATACTCCTGACGAAATGCGATGCTTGGCAGTGACTCCCCGGCCTTGTCTACCTCAGCTGCATCTATCCACGGGTTAGCCGTGGTTGGCATCTGCCACGACATCCAGTCCGGATCTACAGCGGCCATAAAATGCAGGGTCTTGAAGTAGTTAGAACCTTTAGGCGTGGAAAGAAAGAACGCATCTCCCCGGTAATCGGTGAGCGTTGGGCGTATAGCCTCCGTCCAGGCTTGCTCCAGATGCCGAGCCATTGCGGCTTCATCTATGATAACCCGCTTGTACTTACGTCCACGGGCAACGGTTGAAGGGTCATCAAGCGTCCAGTAATCGATTGCTGCCCCGGTAATCAGCTCAATGCGCGGGGCTGGTGTCTGTACAGCTCGCCTGATAACTGGGCTATATATCCTCTTATGGTCGTTGTACGCTTCCTCCAGCAGGCGGTAGGTAGGCGCAAACCATGCACAGGGTAAGCCGTCCCGGAGTACCGGATCCGATAGAAGATTCCCGCCGAGAGTTGTTTTGCCGAACCTTCGACCTACTCAGCCACAGGCAAGGACGTTGAATCGCCTTGCCTGTGCCATTATCACCTGCTGTGCTTCATGTGGTCGAGGTAAGACCAATCGTATATCAGGCATTCGGTTTATCTGCGTACTCCACGATTACCTTTACCGGGCTACCATCAGCCCCTGTCTGCTCTACCCTGCTTGACCACTCGGCTTTGTGCTTCCGTTCAAGCCACCATGCCGCCGCTTGCCATGTAGTTTTTGTAGCATCTTGGATAACGGCAAGGTTCCGCAGTTCGGCTTCACCTTCCGCTTTTTCTACTTCATGTGAGAAATCAGAGTTTTCTTTGAGCCATGTTCCAAATGTTGTCTGGTCAATACCACCAGCAGCACAAGCCGCCCTGCGGGTGTTACCACCTCGCAGAGCGTCTGTGATTCGCTTCACCACTTCTGGTGAGTACTTTGTAGGTCTACCTGCTCCGGGGCGTGCTGGCATTTAGGTTAGCCTCGATTTCTTCCTTGGTTGCCCATACAAGAGCATCCCGCATTTCATTGTCTGTGATGCCTTGTTGTTTCGCTCTGCGCTTCACATCAGCGTATAGCCAACGTGTGTGCATCTCGTTATATACCGCCAAGCATCCAGCACCAAGCAGGACACCGAGTGCAAAAAGTATCATCTCACTTGCCCTCCATGAAATTTGTACAAATCCTCTGTACACATATACTTGGTTGGCATGGGCTTATCTAACATAGCCTCAAAAGCATTGTCGCCTGTGGCTTTCTTTATCTCTTCGACATCTTCTTTGATTTTCATGATGTCTATCGTTAGTCCATCAATCTGCCTTGAAAGTATATGTAAGTTGAAATTGATTCCACCGATCAAGAGTGCAAGAAATAGAATGCCAGTAATCAATATGAATATCATCGGTTCACCGTCCAGTGAGGCAACAGTTTTTCGAATCTAACTTGATTGCCTTCGACCAACTCATTGATTACAGTTTCTCTTGACTTTCCTCGAAGAATTGCTATGAAAGGAACAACTATCTTTACAAGGATTGGTGTAACTATAAACTTCACGGACAGTATTAGAGCAGTAGCACCAACACAGAAACTAGTCGAGTCGAGTTGTGAGATGTCTATGCTAATCATTCTGCCACCTTGCCTGTTAGTGGATCTAAAGTAACGATATCCCAATCATCTGCGAAAATGTCACCGGGAGACAGTTCCAACTCTTCCAGCTGTGTCACCCTATCCCGTGGCCCGTGCAACTCAAAAGCGTTCCACAGTTCCGAGTATCGCAGGAACACAGGGCCTCCCCAATCTTGCCGCCGTATAGCGTTAGAGCCACCAGCCATCAAGGCTTCCACCACTTCTCCGAATTTCATCTTATGACCTCCCAATCGTCCCTATGGTTTCCCTCATCATCAAACAGGTCTCGCATCAGGAGTACATAGCCTTGCCATCGTCTGCCGTTGTAATGCCTAACCTGTTCGCCCTGTGAATGCTCAATATGGCAGTTACCTGCCCATGTAGCCCGCCTTATGCATTTGCCCCGCTTTAGCCACCGTGCGGCCTCGTAGAACCTCAATCAACCACCGTCCAGTCGTTAGCCAGAACATCAGCACCACGGAAGTAAGCATGGCCTGCGTAGTGTCGGTTACCGATGCCATCAATCTTGTACATAACCAATGCGGTGTCACGGATTGCATAGTGCAGCCTTGCCCCGTCTCTGGCTACGAACCGTCCTTCTTTCATGTGCATGGTTGCAGCTGAGAATCCAAAGCGGCAGTTATAGTGGACGGATTTAGGCGCAAAGGATGCCACGGGCGTGGTGATTAGTTGGTCGTATCCAACGCTTTCGGCATAGGCTAAAATCTCTGGATCTCGAATCCACTTCTCCACGTTTTGTCGGTGTGCTATCTTCTCGGCATCCTTCCAAGCTCCGGTCTGGTTGTATATCTCAACAGCCAGCCGAATGCGTTCCTTCTTCTGCTCGGTTGTAAAGGCTTTAGCCATTGAGTGCCTCAACTTCTTTTGCTATGCGATCAGTAACGGTTACATCCCTGGTGATGGCATAGGTCAAGTACCAGAGTGCCTTGATGCTGTCGCTGTTAGGTGTGCCTTTGTGTGGCATCCGCTGAATGTATTTCAGGACATTACCTGTTGCAAAGTCCAGCCCCCAGTCGTCTATGACGATGAGGGCCTGAATCTGCGATGTCCGGTAGTGTCCGGTCAAACGAGCACAACTTCCCGTGACATGATTTTGTCTACTTCATAAGCTACTGCCCAGATGTCAGCGATTACATCAGCTGGCTTGAGTGAATCAACCCAGTAAGGATTCTGCACGGCATAGCCCATAGAGTTGCAGTCGTAGATACCAGCATCATCGCCATTGAGGGCAACCATGAGGTGCAGCGCACCTTTACGCATATGAATCTCCGAATGGTCGCTGGATACCTGAATCTGTAGCGGGCAGTCGATAACTGCAAACGGGTCACGCTGTACATTGATGACGTGCTGTGCCATCTCTTTGATGGCTTCGGCGAGGCTTTGGTTAGTTTGTTTCATTGTCTTTATCTCCCAAGGTTGGAAGGCAGGTAAACCTGCCCTCCTTTAATGTTCCCATTTTTATGCATCTTCAAACGGATCTGTGATGTCTTCTGTTGGCACTGCCTTCTTGAGCGGCTTTGTAGCTGCAACCTTGACAGGCTTCACGGTTTCGATAACGTTGGTAAGTTCACCGTTCATCTTCTGCCGTGTTTCTACCACCACCTGCCATGGCTTAGCTTTGAGGACTTCAATGTCAAGTGCCTGGAACTGCTGGCTGGTCATGCGTCCAACCATGCCATCGAGCAGGATTGTGAGCTTTGCCCGATCGTTACCGTAAAAGGTCTTTGTAAACTGTACAAAGCGGAAAGGCTGTCCATCTTCATCACCAACTTCAGTGGTCTCGAAAATCCACTTAAAGTTAGGTTCCATAACATCTGGGTTGTCGAATGACTTACCCTGTACTGCTTCGCAGTCAATCAGCGCACAGGCATAGATGCCTGCTTCTGCTACGCTGTACTTTTTCCCGCTGCCTTCCGAGAACTTCCCGTGTTGTGCAAAAAATCCCATCGTTTCTCCTTTGATCCACTGGATCTCTAGTATGTCGATGATGGAAAGGCCTTTACCGGAGCCACTGGGCTCACCCTTGCGGGCATTTTCACATCCATCATCGACACACCAAATATATACCCTAAGGGTATCAACTGTCAAACTTTATTTTTAGTGCTGTACTACAACCTTGTTTCTGCGTATCGGTTGTTCGTACTTATCAGGCTGATACATGAAGGCAGGGTATTCATTGAACTCCCCTATTACATGGTTGTTTGGAATCAACATAAAGTCATCGTTCCGCAGCTGATCCAAAGTACACCAGACGTGGCGTTCACCATCGCACTCAACCAAGATGATGTTCTTACCCTTTTGAATCAAGTGTGTTTCAAAGTCCCGGCGCATTGCCCATCTATGCATCGTCACTCGACCACCTGACTTCAACCAGGCTTTAGCAATGTCAAACTGATAACGATACTTCTCTCCGTTCAACAGTTCGTCTTCCTGCGCTTTGCGTTTAAACGTATCCCAATCCCAAATCTCAAGAGCCATATTAGCCACCTTTCATCTTGACCGGTTCTGGTTCCCGCTTTAGCGGAGGAACCTGACCGGTCATATAAACAAATACTTTTCCCTTACCCCTCCTCACTGGTCTGGTATGGGAATGCCCACCTTTCGGGGCATCCCAGTTCGGAGGGGGTCTGGGGGAACCAAACTGGGGGAACCAAAATAGAGTTAAGTTCCTTATATATAGGGAACCAGTCGTTGGGAACCGGTCAAATGGCTCCCTTCTTGGTGTATCGGAAGCCACCACGCAAGGATGACTCAGCGTGTAAAAGGTTCTCCCGCACCAGTTCATCTATGGCATTCAGAACGGTTTCTTTCCTGCCTCCGACCTTGGCATGAATGATGTTTTTACCAATGCCCGGATTTGCCTCTACACAGGACAGAATGGCATCAGTGGTAGATTGACCCGTTCTAGATGCAAATCCCTCAGGTTCGGCGTGTATGAGGCACAGGCGGCCATCTTGTGGGCCGATAGTCCAAGACACGGCAGGCTGTCGTTCCTTGTGCCTCCAGTGTCTGTTTTTCGTTACAACCATTGTGTAGGTATCGTTCTCTAACTTGTGAGATATCGAGAACACCGTGTCTGCTTGGCTTACGATGTCACCAGCACCACGCATCTGCTCGTGTCCAATACCACTTTCGCTTCCAGACTTTCGGTTGTGATGCAAAACCACGATGGCGGCTCCGCAATCCTTCATCTGGCAGAACAAGCCGTAAAGCCTTGCCATCTCGGTATTACTGTTCTCGTCAAGCCCATGGACACGAACAAGAGTATCTACAATCACAATGTCAATCTTGAGGGTTTTTATCTTCCGCAGGATAGAAGCCATGTGCTTTGGATTCTCAAGCTTGATGCGCTGATGGTCGGAATAGATAATGTTCTCCGGAGCCATGCCTAACTGATCGGCACGATCAAAGAACACCTGACATCCCATCTCTTCATCGATGTACATGACATTGGCTTTCATGCACTCTAAAGAACCCAGCCACACACCACCGTTCATTGTTGCCCGCAATAGGTCAAGAGCTGCCCAAGACTTACCGCCTCCCGATGTTGCGCTAATGAAGGTAAGCCCACGGTTCATAATCATGTCTGGGACAATCCACCGTAATGGCCCAAGCTCAGCCACTTTGGCTTTGATGTCTGCCCATGTCATCCACTGGATAGGGTCTTCTTCTTCTATCGGTTCTGACAATTGCTCTCTGAGCATGGCAGGCGTTAGCGGTGGCAGGTCAGAGTCTTTCCAATCTGCCCAAGCACGGCCTACCTTTGCGTAAACTTCGTAGTCTTCAAGAGGTGGGTCGCACAGCCGTTTATTCCAGTCAAGGATTGCAGGCATGGCAAAGTCAATGTCAGCTCGTGTAGATCTCATGTAACCCACACAAGCGGTTAGCGCATTGTCCCTGCCACCATAAGGCCCTCCGCCTTCCGGATGCCGCATCCTAAGTTTCGCAAGGGTTCCATCGTCGGAATAGTTGCTATTGTTGCCGTGCTTACGCTCTGGCTTAGGGTCTGGGAAGTCTTCTATGTCCCAGATGTTGAATGGTTTATTTTCGTCCAAAGTAGTACTCCAAAATCTCCGGCAGGTCAGCACGGACAATATTCAAACGGTATTCCCACCGTGAATCTTGTTTAAACGCTAAACACGCTTCTTCAGCCTCAAGCAGAAAGACATCTAGCAGGTCGGTTATCCTACCGCTTGCATGGCGTATCCGTGGCTCAGCCCTTCCGAGCTGTCCTTGCTTTGCAGAAGCCAGTAGAGCATCTAGCCGAGCATCGCCAAGATGCTCAACCAACAAGGATTGCTTGTAGGTTGGTTTAATACCTCCACCCTTCAAGAGCGTTACGGCTTTTGGGTTGTCAACATCCTTCCAATTCAGCGTTCCTGGAACCCGCATAATCCTGTCAACATTGCCCACTGGATCAGTGTCAAAAATGATGCTGTTTTGCCAAGACCGAATCTTTGTCTCAATGGCTGTTCGCTCTTTGGCATTCTTGACGTTGGCAACGCTTGCAAGCATCTTGTAGCCGTGCCAGCCGTTGCCAGTGCTTACGACAATGTCACACCCGCCAAGTAATGCTTGACTACTGCCCGGTACTTTGGCATCAAGGTCAACCCAAACTGCACCAACCTGCTCTATTGCATCCTTGCCGAGCTTGCGCCCCGGCCCTTCAGGTGCAACACGGGGACAGACACCAACATAAACATCATAGCCACGCATGGCAAGACTCATGATGTGCTGTGTTAGGGCTTGACCTTCCTCACCCCGCAGACAATGCGGCAGCCTGTAAGTGGTTCGGTTAGCGTGGGGCTTGACCTTAGACAAAGGTCGAATCTCAATGAAGCCGTCTTGATACGGCTTGAAAAGATGCCGGAGAAAGGCGATAGCCTGACCCGCATCCGTGGCAGGAGTTGCCATGGGGGATACCTAATTTTCCTTCAAGATACCTACTTCAGGGAACCCCCGGTAGCTACTCCGGGGGCTGGCATAGC